CACCATGATGGGTTATCTTATTCGTATAGGTGATGCAGTTAGCCAGTTACTTAACGTTGTGTTTTTGCTTAGTCAAAACCCTAACGAGTCAATCTCTGGTCGTTGTTACCGTATGCGCCACAAGAAACAGTGGCAGATTGCTATGACTGTTATTGACTTTTTGTTCTCTCCAATTGAAGAGGATCACTGTGAGAAAGCCTACGATAATGATGTAGTTCGTGCGTCTAACTTACTAAAAAATAAGGGGATGTAACAATGGAGGTCATCGAAGCTGTAATGCGATGGATTGTTGCCCCACTGACTGCTGTTGTTTGGATGGTGTATCAACGCCAGCAAGTCCAGAATACTCAGTTAGCTGTACTACAAAAGCAAGCAGACATAGTACAGACGGCGCACGATAGAGAGATACGAGACATCAAAGATATGTTGAGTAAGATCTTAGAAAAACTAGACGACAAGGCTGACAAATGATTGGTGTTACTGATCTTATAGCAGGAATCTTTAAGCCAGCAGCACAGCTTATTGATGAGCTACATACGTCTGAAGACGAGCGATTACAGGCTAAGGGTCACTTGCTTGACGTTCAGGCTGCGGCAATGCAAAAGGTCTTTGACTACGAGACTAGTCTTATTGAGTCTCAGGCTAAGATCGTCCACGCAGAGGCATCCTCAGCTCACTGGTTAACCGCTAACTGGCGACCAATAACAATGCTTACATTTCTAACGTTAGCTGTTGGTGACTCTATGGGATGGCTACACGCGCCTCTTAGAGATGAGGCATGGTTGTTGCTAGAGATAGGCTTGGGTGGTTATATTGTTGGTCGTTCTGGCGAGAAGATCGCTAAGACAATTAAGGGTAATTAGTTATGGCTGAAGGAATGTTAACTGGCATGACGGCTCAAGAGGTGTTGGACATCTTGCCCGGCCCCGGCTCTTATTATTACAACTTGTACAAGGCTGAAAACCCAGCGTTAGTGGCTGAGGCAGAAGCAATACGTAATGAAGCCCGTGCTGCAGCTAAACGCGGAGAAGCGCCAAGTCAACCACTAGGCGGCTTAACCTTTGGTGGCGGAGAAGCAGCTAACGTACCTACTGTTGTTGCTAATGAGCCTGTTGCTGCTGCTCCTACGCTTACCACAGAACAACAAAACTTTTTGTCTTTACTCCAAGAGTTAGGGTTAGGCGCGTTATCTAATGCGTTTCAAGGCACTACAGTTGCTGATCCTGCTAGCGGTATGATGAGCAGTGAGTATACTCCTGTTGTTCCGCAGATGCCTGTAGCAACGCCTGTAGATTTTTCAATGAATCTTCCGTCTTACTCAGGATCCCAAGCTCCTGCTTTAACTAATAACTTAGCCTATAACCCTTTTATGGGATTATATGAGATGCCTACAGAAAACCGGCAGCAAACACTAACAGAACAGACAGGTTTGTTTAACTACATCTACGGCCCACAGGGTTAAGATTTATGGCTGAGCAACAACAACGTACTTATCATTATACTGAAGGCAAAGACAAAGGCGCTCAAGAGTTTTCTACATGGGCGCAGGGTGCTAAGCCTCAATACTTAACTCAAGAAGAGCTTAAGGAGATTTATGATAATGACCCAATGATTCAAGAAACTTTTGAAAGTTGGGATAGTTATTTAGGTTACATGGATGAGCGACAGGATCTTATTGATTCTGGTGAGTATAATCCTGATTGGTATTATGACCAGTCTGTTTCTGCATTAGACACTACGTTTACTTTAGCTGATGGCTCTGTAATACCGGCAGATCAATGGACTGCTGAAATGGGTGATCCTATTTCTGTTTCTAGTATGCCCAGCGCAACTGGAGGTGGTGTTAACAATCAGGACATTTTAACAAACAAACAATGGTCTGCTGGTTCTGAAAAAATAAAAGGTATTTTTGATCAATACGCTACTGGTGTAAACAATGCTGAGTTTGGTGATTTTGGTCATCGAAGCGAAGGCAACGACGGTTACACATGGAATGGTACTAGCTGGGTTAAAACTTGGGAGCCTAAGTCTGTAGAAGGTCTTCTTTTTAAAACAGCAATTGGTATCGGCGCTGGTTTAATTAGCGGCGTTGGAATCAGCCAAGCATTAAACGCTGCAACTACAACAGGAAACGCTTTAGCTACTAGCATAGCAGAGAGTCTTAAATTAACTCCAAGCGTAGTGTCTGCTTCTGCTGGAGGCATGGCTGGTTCTGCTGTGTCTCAGTCTGTTTTGACTGGTAGTATTGATCCTACTAAACTTGTTCAAGCTGGTCTTACAGCAGGTATACTAGACGCTGCTTCTATTTTACAAAACGCAAACGAAGTTGTTGATGGCTCAAACATAGACGATTTACTTAGTGTTTTGTCTTCCGATAATTTATCAAAGCTCGATCAAACCATTAACAGCATTGCTGAAGTTTTAGGAAGCAGTTACGACGCGGCCCTTGAAATAGCTAAAGGCGTAGCAATCGGAGTAATTAACGAAGGCGATTTACAAGGTATTGCAATTAATGCTGCGTCAACTTTAGGGGCTGACAAGTTAGTTAATTATATTGATGAAAACCTTGGTTTTGCTGTTCCTAACTTATTCCAAGAAGGCACAACAGAAATAAATCCTGATGCTGTTGAAGAAGTATCTAGAATATTTCTTAAAGATGTTTTGTCAGGAGAGCTAAGCCCTGAAACGCTTTTAGATGTAGGTATAGGTTATGTACGCGAAGACGGTTCTTTAGCTCCTTTAGATCCGGGTATTTTTGAGGGTCTTCGAGATAAACTTCCTGAAGGTTCTTTTTCTGACTTTCTTCCTGACTTTGAACTAATAAGCGGTGAAGATTTTGATATTGATTTTGTTAAAGGCGAAGACCGACTTCCTGATGCTGATGCAGAAGATGCTGATGAACTACGACCTGATGTCGTACAGTTTAAATACGATCAAAAAGTTGTAGATTCTGTTAAAAAAACTATTGAAGACGTAAGGGAGACAGGTAGAGAGATTGACGATGCTGTAATACAGCCTGTTGTACAACCTATTAAAAAAGCTATAGAAGAAAGCGGTCGTGCTATTGATGACACGGTGTTACAGCCTGTTAAAGAGTTTGTTGAGGGTCTTTTGCCTGAAGGAGAAGAAACAGAAGCTGCTAAAGAAACAATAAAAAACGACGCATTTAAAGAAGCTTTTAAAGATGAGCTTGGAGCAGACATAGACTTTAAAGGCAGCAAGCCCTTTGGTGAGGACTTAAAGCAAATGTCTGCTTTATCTGCCCCAAGACTAGCGCCGGGTGTTGAGATATTTGGTAAGCTTCAAACTAACGCAGGGTTTGACCCCGCTAGATCAGGGTCGCCTATAACCGCAGGATTATTTTCGGAGTATATTGGATGACATATTTGCAAGTGGTAAACAACGTCCTGCGTAGGATGCGTGAAGAAGAGGTTAACTCTGTTAGCGACACAACCTACAGCAAGATGGTTGGTGACTTTGTTAATGACGCAAAGCGTATTGTAGAAAACGCATGGGACTGGTCTGCTGCTCGTTTAACAATGACGATCACTACGGTTCCTGATGTATTTAACTACGTGCTTACAGGCACACAGAACAGACTAAAAGTGCTTGACGTTATTAACGACACTACCAATCAGTTTATGGAGTATCGTAGTCAGAAGTGGTTTGATGAAAAGTATCTTATCCAGCCAGTGCAGGAAGGCTCGCCACAGTACTATACGTTTAACGCTGTAGACCCTAACGGTGACACACAGATTGACATCTACCCTAAGCCTAACGGTGTTGAGATCATTCGGTTTAACGCTGTTGTGCGTGATGACGACCTCACTCAAGACAACGAAGATGTCATCGTACCTACTGCTCCTATCATTCACCTAGCTGTAGCTTTGTTATCAAGAGAGCGTGGTGAGACAGGCGGCACAAGCACACCAGAGTACTTTGCACTTGCTGATAAGTTCTTGAGTGACGCTATTGCCCTCGACGCTGCTAAACATCCTGAAGAGACTATCTGGAGCGCACCTTAATGGCACAACCGTTAACGCCGATAAACCTAGTATCTCCAGCCTTTAAGGGAATCAACACAGAAGATTCTCCTTTGGCTCAGGATACTGCGTTTGCTGAAATAGCAGACAACGCTGTCATTGACAAGCGCGGTCAGTTAGCAGCACGTAAGGGTGTCTCTGTATTGACTACAGACGCTACTGCGTTAGGTAGCGACTACATCAGTCAGGTATTTTATTTTGAAGACAGCGCAGGTAACACTGAAGTGTTCAGCGCAGGTAACAATAAGATATTCTCAGGTACTACAACACTTGTTGATGTTACTCCTGCTGGCTACACAATCACTGCTGATAACTGGAAGATCGTAAACTTTAACGATTCATGTTACTTTTTCCAGCGTGGTCACGAGCCGCTTGTGTACAGCAACACACTAGGTGCAGTTACTCCTATGTCTTCTGTGCCTAGCGCATCAGTAACATCAGCGCAGTACGGAAACGAAGTGTTAGCTGCTTATGGGCGTTTGTGGGTTACTGACAACTCAACTAACGCTACTGTTATCTACTGGTCTGACTTGTTGATTGGCTCAGACTTTAGCGGTGGCTCTAGCGGTTCTATCGACATAACTAAGGTATGGCCTGAAGGCGCTGACAAGATTAAGGCGCTAGCAACGTTTAACGACTTCCTTGTTATCTTTGGCGAGCAGTCTATCGTTGTTTACTCAGGCGCGTCATCGCCAGCAAACATGGTGTTAGCAGATACAGTAGCGGGTGTTGGCTGCGTCTGCCGTAACTCTGTGCAGAACATCGGTACTGACATACTGTTTATGTCGCAGTCTGGATTGCGTGGGTTTACGCGTACCATCCAAGAGAAGTCAATGCCGTTGACTGACTTGAGCCGTAACATTAAGCAAGAGTTAATACAACAG